TCCAAATATCATCTTGCTCTAAATCAAATCCATTCTCCTTAAAATTCTCTTCCAAAAATCTACCAGCAGTTCTGGGAATATGTACAAAAAGAAACCTCTTCCCAGAAGAATGTTTATAGGTTGGCATCAGTCTACCATTCTACTAAATCCTTTCACCTTCTCAAATCTAGCAACACTCTCAAATTTATCTTCCAATCCTGTCTTATGGGATATAACAAATATATTAGCATCCTTGATTACGTACCGAATAATCTTTAGAAATTCTTCTGTACCAAATCCATCCAAAGAGCTGTCAAAAACCTCATCCATTATAAGGAGGTTTGTGTTGACTGAATTTTTAAATCTTGCTACTTCTCTCCAAGTAAAAAGTAATGCTAAGTCAATTCTCATCTTCTCTCCTTCACTGAAAGAAGCATATGAGAAATCTTCATGAATTGGTGACTCTATAGTTTCATTAAACTCTTCATTAAGTTTAAAGTTAATATAGAAATCCATCATCTGCAAGTACTTATTAACCTGCTGATTAATCAGTGGCAAATACTTAGTAATGATCTTTGATTTAACTCCACCATCTTTTAATAAACCATAGGTGAAATTAAAATATTTTATTTTGTCCTTTCTTGAGACTAGCTCTTCATAAGTGTCTTGAAGATTACTTTTAAAGGTTTCTAACTTGTCATGTTCAGTATTTCTGTTTTCAAGTTGACTGGTAAGTGTTTGAATTTCAGATTCCAGTTCTCTGACTTGCCTCTGACATCCAGAGACTGAAGTATTGTTTTTAGAAATGCCATGCGTTAGTTTAGTAATCTCCTTTGATAGAACAGTAAATTGACTCTCTCGCTCTTGTTCGTTTTTAATTGCCTCCTCTAGTTCTTTATAACCAGATTGCAACTCCTTTGCTTTATTTTGAGAGTCTTCGATTTTATTTATTCTAAACTCCTCCTGTATGCTTTGGGTGCAAGTAGGACAAACCGTATTTTGTGTGAAAAACTTATGTTCCTTCGTAACAGACGCTACCTTTTGTGATATTTTACCTTTTAAATTATTAAGTTTCGCTAACTTATTACCAGCACCAGTTACCTTTTCTTGCTCTTTAGTTAAATCAAATACATCATTTTCTAATGCTTCATTTACTTTGACATAATTATCTACTTCACCCATAAGTGTGTTAATTTTATCTTTTTTATCTGTTATTCTTTGCTTGCCACGAGTTTCTACTTCATCAATAAATCTTTCCTGCATCTCCACTTTATCATTAAGAGACTCTTTCTTAAGTTCAAAAGTCCTCGTCTCTTCCTTAATCTGACGGATTTTATCTTTAATTAAATTATTCATTGATGAGAATATTTTAATATCCAAGAGATCCTCAATAACCTCTCTTCTATTTGGAGCAGTCAATTGCATAAAGGGAACAAATGTACTAGATCCCAATATAACAATTTGAGTGAAAGACTTATAATTCATCTTAATCACATTCTGTTCCAACCACTTCTGCTGATCATTAGCAGAAGAAGATTGATCTAAAAGAGTACCATCTCTATAAATCTCAAACTTATTTGGTTTAATTCCTCTAACAACTTTCCATTTTATTCCACCTAAAGAAAATTCTACCTCTACTCTACAATCCTTTTCATTAGTAGAATTGGTTAACTGACCTTTACTTATTCTACGAAAAGGTTTATTAAACAAACTAAAAGTCAATGCATCAAGAACTGTGCTCTTACCAGCACCATTAGTTCCTACTATTAATGTGGTAGAACTTTTATTAAAAGTAATTTCAGTATATTGATTACCAGTGCTTAAAAAGTTTTTCCAGCGTATCTTTTCAAATAAAATCATGTTTTTCAGATGGAGGAATTACAATGTCATTGGGAGTAATAACAGTAAAATTGTAGTTATGAACATGACACGTTTTAAGCATCACTTCATCTTCAACTTCAATCACATTCATTTCAGGATATCCACCATCTTCTAATTGATAAGCAAATCTAGTAGCATCATCTTGCTCCTCAAACAAATAAAGAACTTGTTCTCCATTATCATCAGTAGCAGAATAAGCACCCTGACTTTCTTTACCAGCAACAGTTAAGATATACATTAAACCAACTCACATGCCTCTTGATATATCTCTTGAATCATTTTTTGGACTCTTGATTTATCAAGATTTATCTCTGCTTCCTCAATATACCTATTGAGAATAGAAAGAGTATCTTCTGATTCAAATGCTTCAAAATCTTCAGATTCCTGAATAACAAAGTTTTCAATTATCTTAAGTTCATGTACATTAGAATTATACAGCTTATCAACAAATTTTTCAAATTTCTTAGGATCACTCTTCTTTCGAACAATAAGTTTTACAATCTTACCTTCTAATTCACGAGTATCAAATGTTTGATAATTATGATCATTATAAAAGATATTATAAAAAATCCTATAAGGATTATTAACTGGAATATGATCTAAGGTTTCTGTATCAAAAATATGGAAACCACGAGTATCTTCTAAATCATTCCAATATATTTCATATGGATTTCCTAAGTAATAGATATTATCTTGATTTGATCTTGTATGATAGTGTCCTGAATAAACTCTTTCAAATTTGTTAAAGAGGTTGCAGTCTGTACCCGACTCCATAACATACCCTCTATGAATTCTAAATCCTTTAAGCTCAAGATGTCCCATCGTGACTGGACAATTAGTTTTTTTAATCAGTTTAAGAGTGTTTTTTTCATTTTCATTATTGATCCAAGGGACTAATAATACATTTAATTTATCTACCTTTATCTCTGTTGCTTCTGAATATATGTGTATATTATCATATTCACGTAATAATAAATCTATCGCATTTACTTCATTTGTATTCTTATAGTATGCGGTATGATTACCAACAATAGTATGAACTGTACATCCTAATTTTTCAAGACGATCAAAATAATTAACCTTTGACCATGCAAGAGCAGCAAAATCTATTCCCTTTCTACTATCAAAAGTATCACCCATGTCAATAACCGTGGTGATACCTTCCTTCTCAATCGTAGGAAAGAAAACATCGTTATAGAATTTTAGAAAATAATCATGAAAAACTTTAGAGTTTTTCCTGCATCCAAAATGCTGATCCGTTATGATTGCAACTTTCATCAGTTACGCAACTTCGCATGTACCGCATCTTTAATTTGATTATAGTCAGAATACTTATCACCGTCAATCTTATTACTGTCATCAAAAACTTCAGAATAACCAGACTTTTCAATAATCTTATTCTTAATCTCTAATTGACGCTTTTCTCTCTGTATTCTTCTAAGAAATGCGTAATGTATAATTTGGGTAAAATAAGCAAAAGGATTTTGAGATTTTTCGGGATTGAAATTATGTATATACTGAACACAATTTTCTATTCCATCTGAGATCATGTCCTCTTTGAACATGTAATTAACAAAATTTGGTTTAAAAGATAAATGGTTTGCAATCTTTAAAAAACACTCTCCAACATATCTAGGAATAACTGGTTTGGGTTTATCTTGCAATCTCGCAATTTCAACATCTTCACGATATTTAATTAATGCAGCAAGAAACTCTTTATTGTTAACATAGTGCTCAGATCTTTTGCGTTTAGCCATAGGTCTAATTATTGCCATAGGTCTTTGTCACTACTATGTAGATAGTATAACATTTATCCTTCCACTTGACAAGTTCTAATTATACAGTTAGACTAACTCTGTCAGGGTTGAAGGGACGGATATAGCTTAACTTTTAGGACCTTTAGTATCTTTGGGACTTTCAATAAATATTTTTTCTAAAAAATTTCTAGCATCATCTACAGTAGTAATATATCCCATTCTTCTACTCATTTTAGGTTGATTAAAAGGATCTCTTTGAGAATCTCTTAGGAAATTTTGATACATATTAATCATTTCCAAATCCGCAGATTCGGATAAAGTAATAACATTGTCTAAATTAATAATAAACATATCTTCTTTGGTTGTCTTTAACCAAGGTTCTACTTTATAACCAACAAGATTTCCTTTTGTTTTTATTTCTGATACAATAATAGGATTATGAACAAGTAACATTACTCTATCATCTTCATCTGATGCGGCGACTTTGGCAAATAATTCTTCGCCAGATCTAAGTTTTAATGTTGCATAAAAATCGTCTTCTATCATTTCTTTAACTGTATTGTAATTATCTCATAATTAAAATTTTCTTCATTGTAGATTTTAATTCTTTCGATAAAATGGTTTAATGTATAATTTCTACGAGAGTTATGGGTACAATCGTCAGCAATATCATATAAAATAGCTTTTACTTTGTTTGTACTTTTTCGTAAAACCCTCCCAATGGACTGGAGATTTCGGATTCGAGATTTGGAAGGCGAAGCAAACACAACATTATGAAGATTCCTAATATTAATACCAGTCGAGAAAGTACCATAAGAAGCAACAATAATTGCGTTATTTTCAGTCTCAGTGATTTCTCTAACTAGTTCTCTCTCTTCAGCGTCTACACCTCCGTGAATAAAGAATACTTTCCTATCACTATCCTTATTTTTATTTATCTTTTCGAAAAGCACTGCACCATGTGCTTCTACTCGTGAAAACAGTACAAGAGTGTTTCCTTTTAAGTCTAAAGTAAGATTGGTTATAAATTTATTTCGTTGCTCATGCTCAATAAGATATTGTATTTCATCTTGATAGGTATCAAATTTTTGCGGGGGATGTTTAAGTACAAGACATTGAATATCTAATTGAGAAAGATGACCTTGTTTCATCAATTCATCTGTTCGTGTCACTTTATAAGCTGGACCAAACAATCCTTCTAATACCCATTTATGAGTTTGAGTTCCATCTAATGTTCCAGTAAATCCAAATCTATATTTTGCATGGTGTAATTTTGTCATTATAGATACTAAGGACTTACTCTTAAAAAGATGTGCTTCATCACCGATGATTACATTATAGTCCTCAAAGAATGATCTTTCTAACTTATAGACAGATTGCCAAGTAGTAATAGTGACAGGATATTCATTAGTTTTTTCTTTTCCAGAATATATGCGGTGGCAAAATGACTCAGCATCCCAACCATAATCCTGAAAATCTTTGTACATCTGCTCTACGAGAGATGTCGTGGGAACAATTAAAAGAATTTTTTCGCCTTTACCAATATAATATCTTACTAAGGAGTAAATCATCAACGATTTACCAGATGCAGTGGGACTTATCAATAGTTTTCTATTATGTCTTAAAGCATCGTATACTCCCTGTATTTGATATTTACGAGGGGGATGACAGCATATGGACCTCATATAATCCTTAACACCAGCATATGAAATCCCTTCATTTATCTCAAAGGGAGTTCCGTAATATTGGTTGTCAACAAA